TGAAGATATTTTAAAAAGTCAAAAATCTATTAAGGAGAAACTAAAAAATGTTGAAGAAAATTAAAAATAAAATTTGTGAGTTAGTTTGTAAAATATTTGGTATTACACAATGTTTGTGTAATCACGAATGTAACTGTAAAAAGGAGAAAAAGTAATGGTAAAACCAATACCAGCTGGCAGTAAAGGAAAAGGCATAAAAGCATTAAAAGCTAAAGCACCAGAAGTAGCTGCAAAAATGGGATACAAAAAAGGAGGCTCAGCTAAACCTGGTCTTTGGGCTAATATTAATCGTAGAAAAAAATTAGGTATCTCCAGACCTAAATCTAAATCTACTATTTCAGCTAAAGCATATGCAAACATGAAAGCTGGATTTCCAAAAAAGAAAAAGTAATGGCAAGATCACCAGCTTGGCAAAGAAAAGAAGGTAAATCTGCATCTGGAGGATTAAATAGAAAAGGTATTGCATCGTATCGTGCAGCTAATCCTGGTTCTAAATTATCTATGGCAGTTACTACCAAACCTTCTAAATTAAAAAAAGGTTCTAAGGCTGCAAACAGAAGAAAGTCTTTTTGCGCTAGAATGAGTGGTATGAAAAAAAGATTAACATCTGCTAAAACGGCAAGAGACCCGAATAGTAGAATCAATAAGTCTCTTAGAAAGTGGAACTGTTAATGGTACAACAACCAGACGATATAATAGTAATACAGAAAATACAAAAATTAATAAGAGAATCTTATCAAAATATTGGAGACACCATGATATCCGGAGGTGTTGACAATATGGATAAATACAAGTATCTGTTAGGTCAGGCACATGCCTACCAATATATTATTCAGGAAATCTCTAACCTGCTAAATAAAAAGGAGCAAAAAAATGCAGAAGGCAACATCGTCAATCTCGGCGGAACCCGAGTCGACACCAAAAATTAAATCGGCACTATTAGATAAGTACCGAGAAGAAGAAGAGAAAGCTGTAGATAAGCATAACTCTATTAAAGAAAAAGAATCATCTAAACTTCCACAACCAACTGGTTGGAGAATGTTAGTTTTACCTTTTAAAGCAAAACCAAAAACAAAAGGTGGAATTTATTTATCAGACGAATCTATCGAACGATCACAAGTAGCATCAACTTGTGGTTTAGTACTTGCCATGGGGCCACATTGTTACGATAAGGAAAAATTTCCTGAAGGTCCTTGGTGCAAGGTTGGGGATTGGGTTATCTTTGCACGATATGCAGGAAGCCGAATTCTTATTGATGGCGGGGAGGTCAGACTTCTGAATGATGATGAAGTGTTAGCCACTGTGAAAGACCCCGAAGATATCTTTCATCAATTTTAACTACATAGGAGAACACTATGCCCGACGAAAATAAAACGGTGGATATTGATACTTCAGGACCAGGCGCGGAAATCGAATTAGAGACCCAAACCCAGGAGGAGAACAATGAAATTGTACAAGAGAGTATGGAGTCTCAAGACTCAGTTACGAAACCTGATGAGCAGTCTAATGTTCAAGCAGCAGAAACCAAGGACCAAGAACCAGAAAAGAAAGAAGAAGAAAAGAAACAAGAACTAGAGGACTATTCAGAAGGCGTAAAAAGAAGAATAGGCAAACTTACGAAGAAAATGCGAGAGCATGAGCGTAGGGAAGAAGCCGCTATTGAATACGCAAAAAGAGTACAACAAGAACATGAAGCGTTAAAAGCTCGTTTATCTAAATTAGATACTGGTTATGTATCTGAAATGGAAAACAGAATTAAATCTTCCATGGAAGCAGCAGTTTCTAAGTTATCTCGTGCTAGAGAAGAAGGAGATATCAAAGCAGAAGTAGCTGCACAAACGGAAATTTCTAAATTAGGCTATGAAGAAGCAAGATTAGCTGATTTGAAAATACGTCAAGAAGTTAAAGAGGAAAAGCCTACTTTAACACAATCACGCGTTCAACAAGAACAACCTATCTCTCCAGATCCTAAAGCTCAAAGCTGGGCTGAAACTAATGAATGGTTTGGAAAAGATGATGCTATGACCTATACAGCGATTAGCTTGCATAAAAAGCTTACAGATGAAGAGGGATTTGACCCTCAATCGGATGAGTATTATGAGGAAATAAATAAAAGAATAAGACTTGAATTTCCCCATAAATTTGCTAAGGTAGAGGCACCAACGACTAATAAACCTACTCAAGTAGTAGCTTCGGCTAATAGAAGTAGTAGGCCAGGTCGCAAAACTGTGAGACTCACATCCTCACAAGTAGCAATTGCTAAAAAATTAGGTGTGCCACTTGAAGAATATGCGAAACAATTAAACATCACGAAGGAGTAAATGCATATGGAAAATAAAAACGATAAAACAACTTCTCGTGCGAGTCAAACTAGAGAAAAAACCGCAAGGAAAAAAGTTTGGACTCCACCGTCATCTTTAGATGCACCCCCTGCACCGGCAGGTTTTAGACATAGATGGCTAAGAGCAGAATCTATGGGTTTCCAAGACACTAAAAACGTCGCTGGAAGATTACGATCAGGTTACGAATTAGTTCGTGCTGATGAATACCCAGATTCAGATTATCCAATTGTCGAAGACGGTAAATACAAGGGAGTGATCGGAGTAGGCGGCCTAGTGCTGGCTAGAGTACCGGAAGAGATTGCACAGCAAAGGCAAGACTATTATACACGTCATATACACGTCAAGCCAATGAAGCTGTAGAAGCAATGGATAACGATCTACTGAAGGAACAGCATCCAAGTATGCCAATCGATATCGATAGGCAGACTCGTGTAACTTTTGGTGGTTCAAAGAAAAGTTAATTTTTTAACAATTCAGACCGCCAGATAAACTAAACTTAATAGGAGTAAATAACTATGGCAAACAAAGACGCAGCTTTCGGATTGAGAGCTATCGGCAAAGTTGGTCAGAATAGAGATGCTCAAGGTTTATCTGAATACAACATTAGCATTAACGCTACAGCTATATACCAAAACGACCCAGTTCAAATGACTGCGGATGGTACAATCGGTGTAGCTAACTCAAGTGCTAACGTTTTATTAGGTGCCTTGAATGGTGTCTTCTATACTGACGCAACAACACAGAAACCAACTTGGTCAAATCACTTAGCAGGATCAAACACTGCTACTGATATTGTAGGGTTTGTTTCTGATGATCCATATGAAAGATTTGAAATACAATCTAACGCAACACCGGCTATCACTGATATCGGTAACTGTGCGGATATTTCATATGTAGCAGGTTCATCACCAAACTTCATTTCTAAAGTGGAATTGGACGATGCAACTTTAGTAACAACAACAGCACAATTGAAGATCATTGGATTCACTAAAGATCCTGATAACAATGAAGTTGCAGCAAATGCAAACTTAGTAGTTATCATTAATGAGCACTTCTTGAAGGCTACAGCAGGCATATAATAGGAGAATAAATTATGGCTATATCACGATCACAACTAGTTAAAGAACTAGAGCCAGGATTGAACGCCCTGTTCGGCCTGGAATACAAAAGATACGAAAACCAACACGAAGAAATCTATACAAAAGAATCTTCGGACAGAGCTTTTGAAGAAGAAGTAATGTTATCAGGTTTCGGTCAAGCACAAGTCAAACCAGAGGGTTCTGGAGTTGTATACGACAACGCTCAAGAAACTTATACTGCTAGATACACTCACGAGACTGTTGCTTTAGCTTTTTCAATCACTGAAGAAGCGATCGAAGACAACCTGTATGACAGATTAGCTTCTAGATATACAAAAGCGTTGGCTCGTTCAATGGCAAACACTAAACAAGTAAAAGCAGTTGCTCCTTTGATCAACGGCTTACCTTCAACTGGTACATTTAAATCAGGTGACGGTGTTGCATTGTTTAGTACAGCTCACCCAACAATTAGCGGAACAGTTGCTAACACATTAGCGACTCAAGCTGACTTAAACGAAACTTCATTAGAACAAGCATTGATTGATATCGCTGCTTTCACTGATGAGAGAGGTTTAAAAATTGCTGCTAAAGGAATGAAAATGATTATTCCTTCTGCATTACAATTTACAGCAGAGAGACTAATGAAGTCTGCGCAAAGAGTTGGAACAGCTGACAATGATATTAACGCAATCAAAAACATGGGAATGGTTCCACAAGGTTATGTGGTTAACAATTTCTTAACTGATTCTGATGCGTTCTACATCATTACAGACGTGCCAAATGGAATGAAGTACTTTGAGAGATCACCTATCACAAACAAAATGGAAGGTGATTTTGATACTGGTAACGTTAGATACAAATCAAGAGAGAGATACTCTTTTGGTGTTTCTGACTTTAGAGGTATCTTTGCTTCTGAAGGTGCTTAATTTTTAAGCATTATTTCTTTAAAAGGGGGGTTTCGGCCCCCCTTTTTTTATGATAGAAAGGACGAACCATGATGAAAAACTTCTTAGTCAAAATCAACGCATACGGATATAGAACTCATTTTAACATAGAGGCTATTGATACCCCTAAAGGTATTGAATCTGCTATCCTTGACAAAATAGGAAAAAACGATATAACATTCACTCCTAATGGTACCTCATCTAGAGTATGCCATTTAACCTACGAGGAGATTGTAAATGTTGGACAATCACATCAAGGATCTTTACCAGACAAAAAGATCGCTTGAGTTAGAGTGGGAGCAGGACCATATTAATAATGGTAAATATACCATTAATATGGTTAGGATTGATGAAGAGATCAAAAAAGTTATCAGTCATATTAAAGTGGCTGAAGCTAAAGAAGCTTCTCTTCAATCAAAAATAGAAGCAGCTGCTCCTGAATTTTCTATAGCTGGTTAGTAAAACCAGGCTATTATCGTTGGAAAAATCGTTTTCCTCATAAGGACATCTTGCACTTCACTAAAATTTAGTCTATAAATAAATCACTATATATAAACTTTTGATACAGACGCATATAGTCGACGGCCTAGAGACTGTATCATATTAACTAGGAGGATATAACTATGGCAAATACAACCTTTTCGGGACCAGTCATTTCTGACAACGGTTTCGTAGTACCTACATACACTGTAACTGATGCACTTGCATTAAGTTCAAAAACAACTACAGGATTAATGATTTTTGTTTCTGACGCAACTAACGGTGGCGGTGGAACTGGTTCAATCGCAGTAAGTAATGGAACTACTTTTATCGATGCATCAACTGGTGCTGAAGTAGCATAATTAAAATTATAGAAGCTCCTTCGGGAGCTTCTTACTAAGGAGACTAACAATGGCAAGTAAAGGCGATATACAAGCAACAAGATTTGAAGCAGCTACTACTGATCCTATCATTTCTGCTCCTGTTCGATTAAGAGGAATTATTGTTTCTTCTGCTGGAACTGGGCAAGGTACTGTAGAATTAAAAACTACAAGTGCTACAGGAAGTACATTATTTGTAGCAGATGTTCCTGATGGAGATGTAATTAATTTATCATTTCCTGAAGATGGAATTTTATTTCCAAAAGGAGTATTTGTTTCAACTTTTACAAGTGTAGCATCAGTAACTTTATTAACTGATAAATATTCAGGTCCTGGTTTAACTGCAGGGTAGGAGGCTAAATGGCTAACACTACTTCTGGAACATATGTTTTTGATAAAAATTTTTCTATTGATGAAATTATAGAAGAATCTTTTGAAAGAATAGGTATGGTTGATAACTCAGGGATGAGTTTAAAGTCAGCAAGGCGTTCTTTGAATATAATGTTTCAAGAATGGGCCAATCGTGGTCTTCATTATTGGGAAGTTGCAAATAATAATATTACATTAGTAAATGGACAGAATACTTATACTATGTACCGCTCTACTTCTGATGGTACTTCTGATACAACAGCTGTTTATGGTGTGGATGATATTCTAGAGGCCTCTTATAGAAATATTTCTACTCCATCTAATCCGATTGATACTCCTTTAACTAAAATTGATAGATCCGCTTATCAAGCATTCTCTAATAAACTAGCAACAGGACAACCAACACAATATTTTGTTCAACGTTTCATAGATAAGATCACTATTACTTTGTATACTACTCCTGGTTCTTCTCAGGCAGGAAATTATTTAAATTACTATTATGTGAAAAGAATTCAAGATATTGGTTCTTATACCAATGCAACAGATGTTCCATATAGATTTGTTCCATGTATGTGCGCAGGGCTCGCTTATTATTTATCCATAAAAAGAGCTCCACAAAGAACACAAGAATTAAAATTATTATATGAAGATGAATTGAATAGAGCTTTACAAGAAGATGGATCTTCTTCTAGTTCATTCATAACACCTAAAACTTATTATCCGAGTGTATAATGGCAAATTTATCTAGAGGAAAATACGCACAAGCAATATCAGACCAAAGTGGAATGGCATTTCCTTATAATGAAATGGTCACACAATGGGATGGATTATTTGTACATTTTTCTGAAGTAGATCCTAAACATCCTCAACTAGAACCAAAACCTGTTCAAGCAGATGGTCAGGGATTACCTACAGCAAGACCAGCTAGAGTAGAGCCAGCTGTATTAATTTTATTACCAACTAATCCATTTGAAACTATTAAATATTCTGGTAATACTTATATTAATGTTAGCTCACCTGATCATCAAAGAACTACGGGAAGTACTGTTAGATTTTATGGACCAACGAGCCCTACTAGTTTTTACAATGTTCCTACTTTTGATGGAGTTTCTGATATCAGTAATGCAAGTGGATTTACAATTACAGTTGGAAAAATAGATTCTAGTGGTAATATAACGGACACAGCAAATTATTTTTATTTCCAAAGTTCAGACACTGCTACTTCTGGAAATATACAAGGAGGAGGATCAGCTTGTTCAGCTGGTCCAGTTAGTTTAGAAGGTTAGTATGACATACGCAGAATTGATACAAAAAATAAGAGACTATTGTGAAGTAGATAGTAATGTATTTACGGCTACTATTTTAGATGGTTTTATATTAGATGCCGAAGAGAGAATTTTAAGAGAAATTGATTCTGATAATAATAGAGCTTATGCTACGGCTAGTATTGTAGCGGGTCAAAGATATGTAAATACGCCTTTAGTAACTAATCAAACCTTAATTATAAGATCGGCTCAAATTATTGATTCAGACGGTGTAGGTAATCCTACTAATAGAAGCTTTGTAGAATACAGAGATACTAGCTATATTTCCGAGTATAATCCGACTGAGGCACAAGGAGTTCCTAAGTATTTTAGCTATTGGGATGAGGATACTATCGTAGTAGCCCCTACTCCAGATCAAAATTATACTATGCAACTAAATTATATCTTGAAACCGGCTGGATTATCTAGTAGTAATACTACTACATATTTAAGTCTAAATTTCCCGAATGGCTTACTATATGCATGCTTAGTAGAAGCTT